CTCCCAATTCGATTGGTGCCCCAGCGGGGAATCCGCAGTGCCGAAGGTACTGCCAATTCCACCAAAAGGGGCTCAATCGAGCTAACATAGTCCGACCTTGTCGGCCTCCAAACGAGGCTCGATGGTCCCATGCCGATTGGCATTGGGTAGACCATGTTAGTTCGCCCTTCGACCCACCGGGAGGTGCTGTCCAAATGGACAGACTCTCGATGGGCTGAGGTATCCCACACACATAAGGCACTTCTGTGAAAATGCCTCGTGTCGGGTGGTAAAACGACTTTGGGATGGAAAGTTTTCCTCCCATTCTGGTAAACCAGAAGTCGTATGCCGCCCGTAGTCTGGGACACATCCCTGGGATAAGAGCGTCGTCACCGCAACATTTGCAGATGACATCACCCTTTTTCAACCCAGGGACCCGGCGTGGGCAACGCTGGAACCCAACTTCCGCCCCGGCTTTCTCCAAAGAGAACAAAGTCATGAGCGGGAGTACCGGGAAACTCGAAGGATCACCCATCATTTGACCGGTGGTCGTAAGAGTTCCAGGCAGGGAACAGATTTCCGAGAGAAAATCTGCAAATCGATTGCAGATCCTCTCTCGCCAATCCAATCCGACTTGCTCCTCTTCACCATTATAAATGGCTTCGCACAACTCAGAAAGATCTAAGGGTGCGAGGGAGCCGTTATGCCAAGCGGCAAACGGCAAGGAAGGAACATCGTCCTGCTTGCAAGTCAGCAACTTCTTCGTCCCGAACAATTTCGGGAAGAAGCGTTGAAACTGCCTAAGGAATGGATACTTGGATGCCAAGACCTCGTAATAGGTCTGAGTCAACCACTGCGGATGAAAATCCGTAGCGGCAGTGGCATCCTGGGAATACCAATCCCCAGGGAACCCACGGAGGTCCACATCCCGATGTCCCCCAAGGGACTGGGATAACCTCGGATCCTGTTTTTGAACATGATCGGAGGCCCTCCGCAACATTTGTTGAACCAGGCCAACTGCCGTAAGGCAGCAAGTCGGGTATCGGGTTTTCAATCCCCGTTCTTCCGCTTGAATGGGAAGAATAGGGACATGCTCCAACTTGTCTAGGACATGCTCTACAGCAAGTCGCAAGGCATCTTGGAACACCTCACCGTAGGCATAGGTATTCCCCCGAACATTTCGGGCAGAACGCCTAACCCAACACTGCTGGATTCTGCGAACAGAGTCCGGCATGAGGGCCAAGCCTAACAAGGTGAGATCTCCTAAGGAACGTTCATGGCCTCCAGCATGCCGAGGGTAACCCAAGGCAGC